ATTAGAATTCCATTCAAAACTTGAGCCGTCTGCAATAGTTGCAATAAGTTTGTTACCAAAATTATCTAACGACCACATACCAGGAGCTGTTACAATGTCGCCTGTTTGTGATGCACCCCATTTAGTATAATCTGATGCATTGGTTACAGTGGCTGCATCACTATGCGATGCTGCTGTTGTATTGTCTGATCCTCTTGTTAAACCTGATAAAGTTCCTGTACCAGTTGTATTCGTTGTATAAACAATTCTTTCATCGTCTATTACGACAGTTCCTGAAGCAGGAAATCCATTTGAGTCATCAAGAACAATACTTGTTGAAGAAGAAGTTAAAGCACCATCTAAAGTAGATGTAACTGCACCTAATGCAGTACCACCCCATAAACCTAGTCCCCAACCAGCAGCCGATTCTTCAACCGCAGGTCCAATTGAATAGTAATGTTGAACTCTTATTCCACCCGATGTAGATGCTCCTGATCCTGATTCATTTGATCCCATTTCAACCGTAATCGTTGTTGAAGTAGGAACGGTTGCAACCATAAAAACTTTATCATCAAAATCACCAGAACTAAAATTAGAATTAGTAATAGCGGTAAAATTATCCAACTTAATAATATCGTATTGATTAATGTTATGAGAAGATGCAAACGTAATTGTAACTGTCGCGTCACCGTTTGTTGTTGTAAACGCATTTGTTAATGTTGTTGTAGCTTTAATAGGAGTAATGTCATAAAATGCACCTCCTGAATACACATATAAAATTCTATTTGTACCTAATGCTGAATATTTAATACCATCTGAATTAACAAATTGGTGCATAGCAGTTGTTCTGCCAGTTAAAGTTATATCTCCTAACTGTGCCCAACCACCTATTTTTTCAGGTGAACCATATCTAAATCTTATATTATCACCATCAACCCATTGACCCTCGCCGCCCGTTGCTGTAACTTGCTTATTAATTCCAGGTTGAAATCTTAATTTTTGTAGCATAATTACCTCGCGTTACACGGTACTCCATTTGAATTTACGAATGGTGCTTCTGCGAAGGCCATATAAATATTTGTTCTTCCACTTTGTTGACTTCCACCACTTTGTCTAACTTTGAAACCATTTGAAAGTAAATCATAATCATTTCCCGATCCTTCAGCATCACTAGTATTTGGATATAATCTATTATTTTCTCCATTATATCCATCTCTTTTACTATCAACTATTTCCCAACCACCACCTGAATTTGAAGTTAATTTCGTCAGTAAGAAAGCCGGCCGAAATCCGGTGTAAACAAATGTACCATCAGCATTTCCATTGGCTGTGTATGCGCCAAACTTGCTAAAGCCTTGTATTGGTGTCCATAAATAAGCTATATAATTTGCAGAACTCCCATTAACACTTGTACTTGATTTAACACGAAATACTGAACTTCCAGGCTCTGTATCATCCCAAGTACTATCATCATCAGAAGTTGCGCCATCACTGTTTAATTGTAAATGATCTGTGCCTGGTGCTGATGTATTTTTTTCATGATATACAGCCCATTTTATAGAATTAGTTAAATTTTTTACAACCATCCAGTGAGGTTTTGCCCCTAATGAATGTGAAATATTTCTTCCTGCAGCAGCATCTCCAGCATATGAAATTATATCAAACCCAGCAGTTGCACTTTCTTTCCACGCCCAAGCTACAAATGTTCCACCATCTGAATTAACATCTCCTTCGTCTCCTAAAGAAAATCCATCACTATTTAAAGCTGTTACAACTCCTGTATCAGTAGCTTCTGCATCTGTATTTTGTGTGTGTAAATGTTTAGTTACACCTCTAACTGAGTCTTGTATATAATGTCCTTCGGCTACTGATCTTCCTTTTACCCATAAAAAATCAGGTTGCATATCTTCAGAGCCATCAAAAGTTATAGATTGTGTGCCACCATTTCCAGTATAAAGCTTAACCTGAAAATATAATTCTGGATTGTCTATTGTTGTATAAGCTGCCATTTAACCTCCATCACTTCCTAAATTTTTTGTGCATAACGCAAGGTATCCTGATGGTGGTTCATATTCAAAATTTCCATAGCCATTTCCATCTGCGTTACCTGATGAAATTGCAAAAGCTGGACAACCACCAAAGTTCAACGCAAAAGTTGAAGTAGTAGAGTAATCTGTATCTCCAACCACAGGATGATAAACTCCTGTATTTGTACTTGCTGCTGCTGTTATAGATTTAGCACCTGTTCCTGTTGAGCCAGAAGTCGGATCACCAGAATTTTGCCATGTTCCACCTTTTGAAAAATATAATTTGTTATTATCTAAATCTAATGCTACTCCAATTATATCTGAAGTTCCATAACTATTTCCATAATCCGCGCCTGAACCATTATTATATATGTCTCCATCGCTATGCCTATAACTATATCCATAAGTATATGCATTTAAAGATGCATTAGCGGCATCTGCTGGTTTATCTACTATTCCAATTAAAGACGCGGCACCCTGATTAGTAGACATTGCTTCCCAATACCACTTTCCAGCAGTTAATCCAAATGTTCCTGTAAAATGAGAATAACCATTAGAAGAACTTGCACCTTGACCAGTAACTACTATACAGTTTCCCTCAGAAAAAGTGCCTAGTGTTGAAATTGGGTAATTATCCAAAGGATTCATAGTACAAAAATTATTCGTGCAAGTATCTGAAGCTTGATCAGCTGCAGCTAGATTAACTTCTGTAAAATCCGTTCCGCCATTTGCGTCGTTGCCTAGGTTGTCACTCGCTTCAAAGTCAAGGTAGAAACCATTCGTACCGAATGTTAATCCTGATACATCTATCGGCTTCCAAATTGTTGGAGAATCTTCATCTGCCTCCCCAAATGAACTTGGTGCTAATGCTGAACCATCAACCATACAAACTTCAGCTAAATAGCCATCAAATTGATTACTATTATATTGAGTACGACCAATTTCAATAGCATCATGAGTTGAGTTCATATATGATTGAAAATTCTGATCTGGGTAAGTATTAGAACCAGATGTAATAGTCTGTAATTCGTTATTTATATAAATTTTAACTCTGTCTGTATTGGTACTTTCTGTTGTATCAACTTTTACAACTATATGATACCAGGCGCTAGGGTCTCGTTGTTTTGCATTTGTTGTTAAATTAATTTTATTAGATGTTTGAGATTCATACCATGTAAATTGATCTGAAGCATTAAAATAAAATTGAGAAACATTTTCTCCTGATGAATATACTTCTGCTATTGGATTATGTGAAGTAAGTTCGCCTCTTTTAACCCAAAATGAAAAAGTAAAAGTTCTTCTATTACCATCAGCACTAGGTGTTTTGTGCATATAAGCACTATCACCATCATTAAACCTACATGAGTTGGCTACTTCGTATGCTCCGGTTGATAATGTATTTGCTCCAAGAATAGTAGGCATATTAAGATCCTAATTCTGGGAACTCACCTAATGGTCTTACACCATTTTCATTTCTTGTATATAAAGTTTCTAATGCTGGTGTATCACTTGCGTTTGTAACTTGAGTTTCCATATTAGCAGCTTTAGTTCTTACTGCTGCTCTATGATTTGTAATAGCTGACGGCACTGCCGTACCTGCATCTGCTTTTCTAACAATGTACCAATCTGTATCTTGTAATATTCCTGCAGCTTGTTTTTTTATATTTCTAATTAAAACTGTTTTTAATCCTTCAGCTTTTACAGTATTGGTATCAGCACCATCTGGTGCATCACCATCATCAATTTCTTTTTGAGTCCATTTAGTATCTGCATGAGCTTTAGCTGTTGAATCTCCATAAGATCCTGTAACTTTACCATTTGCAAAAGCATAAGTAACATTAGTATTAATATACCATTGTTCATCTTTTTTTTTAGAATTATCCATTTCTACTTCATATATACCAATGGCTTCTCTTTCAGATTTAGTCCATAAAGTAAATATAGCTTTTGGATATTGATTGTCTCCAATAGTAATACCTTTATTACCATTTAAGTATTTTGTTATTGATCCATCTTCTACTAGTGCAAACATAATAATATTAACTTAGCGTTAATGCTAAATTCCTTCCTACTTCTAACCATTTACTTCCGTTGTATCTAAATACAAAAAGATCTCCAAGGTTAGCTGTTGTTGTTAACGTCGGAGCTGTGTCTGAAGCAAATTCATATGCAGCATTCCAGGTCATAGTCCTGCTCCCTGTTCCGTCTTGAATAATTAATAATGAAATAAATGCACCTGCAACTCCACCCGAAGCTGCACCAATTGTTCTGTTTCCTGCTATAGTTATTTTAGCAACAGGTTGTGTTATTGCGTTCCAAGAAGGAGTTGATCCATCTGTAAGTGTTGCTTCTGCATTATAAGCAGCAGCACTAAATATAGCTGCACCTGAATTTGACATATCTAAAGTTAATGAAGTAACCGCTGATCCACCATCGTCACCTTTAAATATAATATCTTTATCTTGTACACCTGCAGTTACTACAGCGTCACTAGAACTATTTGTAAATGATAATATTGTTGTGCCACCATCTTTAATATTAACATCAGCACCATCAGCGTCTAAATTAATATCAGCAGCAGCGTCAACAGTTAAATTATTTGCTGAAATAGTTAAATCAGTGCCGTCACCTTCTATTTTTTCTGAAGCTCCACCAAATTGAATTCCAACGTTATTTGGAATTACAACATCTGCTACCGCAGTTAAATTAATATTATTTCCAGCAATGGTTAAATCTGTACCGTCACCTTCAATTTTTTCACCATCATCACCAAAAGTTAATCCTATGTTTGCAGGAACATTTATGTCACCATTTGATCCAACTGTAATAGATAAATCAGTTCCATCAGATTCAATTTTTTCTGCAGTTGCAAAAGTTAAACCTACTCCTGATGGTATATTAACATCTGCTACCGCAGTTAAATTAATATTATTACCAGCAATAGTTAAATCTGTTCCATCTCCTTCAATCTTTTCGCCATCATCACCAAAAGTTAAACCAATGTTTGCAGGTATATTTATGTCACCACTTGATCCAACTTCAAAAGTAATGTCTGTGCCATCACCTGAAACTGTTTCTTCAGCGGCACCCAACATAATCTTTTTACCTGAAGCCATTTTAAATGCTGAAACATCACCATCAAATCTTGCAACCTCTGTAGAAGAACCACCATCATTAACTTTAAATATTAAATCTTTATCTGATGTTGCAGTCTCTATTATGAAATCAGTTGAACTATTTGTAAACGTAGCAATTGATGTACCACCATCTTTAAAAATTATATCTGCACCATCTGCATCAAGAATAATGTCTGTTGTTGCATCAAGTGTAATTGTAGATCCTGAATCTATTTCAGCAATTGTAGGAGTAGTTAATGTTTTATTTGTTAATGTTTGTGTTGCAACAAGTGATACTAAAGTAGAATCAGCACCATCTGGTAATAACATAACATTTGTAACAGCCGATGAGTGTGGTTGAGATTTTAATATCTGACCATGTGAATTAGATTCACAATTAAATTGTATAGCACCTGGATTAGAATTACCTCTAATAGTTACATGTCCTGATCCTTTTGCTTCTAAATCTAAATCAATATTTGAGTCACCACCTGTCGCTGATATTTTAGGTGGATTGCCAGTTGCAGCGTTTGTAATATCAAATTGGTTAACTGCTGAACTAGTTGTTTGAAATATTATTTGTTCATTGCCATTTTCATCTTTTATGAAGTGAGCATCATCTATTGTAATATTAAAACTGTTTGTATCTAAATCACCACCTAATTGAGGTGAAGTATCTTCTACTATATCTGATATTGCACCAGATGTAGCAAGTCCTGCTACAATTGTTGATCTTGTAATTTTTTTAAGACCACCACCTGAAGTATCTACTGCTATAAAAACATCATCATTTGCAACTGTAGATATTTCAGACAAACTGCCTGCGGCAATTGAATTAAAGTTTGTACCATCTGCAACTAATAAATTACCTGCAGTGTTTGTACCCATAGTAATATCATCACCGGATACTGTAAGATCTCCAGATACAATTACATTACCACTAAATGTAGCTTTACCAGCATCAGACATATCAAAAGTTAAAGGAGTAATAGTTGAACCACCATCATTACCTTTAATTGAAAAATCTGCATCAGAAACTTTTGTCTCTAATATAACATTGCTTGATGAATTATGAATACGAGCCATTTCAGTGCCATCATCTTCATAAACAATACCACTTCCAGCTGTACCTGCATCAAGTGTAATACCACCAGCAGATTCTAAATTAATAGAGTCAACTGCTGTACCATCTGATACAATATCTAAATCACCATCTGCATTAGATCCAATTGTTAAACCTGTGTCTCTAAAAGTTAATTTGTTTGCGCTATTTAAAGTTAACCCTGTGCCATCTGTATGTGTTAAAGTTGTATCTGAATCTGCACCAAAACTTAATACAGCAGAGTCACTTAATAATTTAACATCATCACCAAGAACAGCATCTTTTGCTACAGATAATCCACCATCAGTTTGTAGTGAGCCATCTGTTGTAGAAGTTGCTTCAGTAGTGTCGTCTGTTTTTACAATTCCACTTGCTGTAACTGTTGTAGCAGTTAATGCTTGTGCAGCAATCGTGCTACCTGATTGTGCAGTAAATGTATTTGCAGTAAATTGAAAATCATCAGCTCCTGCAATTCTAATATCTATTTGGTCATCTGTATCTGCTGTAATACTTGTATCAGCATCAGCATCTAAAATTAATTCATTACCATCTAAGTCATGTCCTGCAGTAGATCCAATTCCTGAATCAACCATATTTGGATTAGTTGCATGATCTGCAGTTGCATAAACAAGTTTTGTTCCTTTATCAGTAGCAGCCCATGTAACAGTGCTTCCTGATCCAGAAGCATATTTAAATGTAAGGGTATAAGCACCTGCTGTGCCATTAACTAAAATATACAATTGTTGAACATCTAAAGGAACAGTGACTGTAGTGTTTGCGCTAATTGTTCCAGTAAATTTTATAACTCTGTGTGCAAGAGTTGCACCTGTTGATCCATCAGAAACAGATAATGTAGTTGGAGTTGATGTTACTGATTGTTCAACATAACCACCAGCTAATTGTTCTATAATTTGTAAATTGGTATTGGTAGTTGTACCCCATGTACCGGCATTCTCGCCGGTTGTCATTAATTCGGTACCCAGACCTGTAAAACTTGATGCCATTTATTCTCCTATGCGCTCCCTACAAATACTTCTACATCACATGAATCTGTATCTGCAGTTGCTGTAATGTCTACTAAATCATTTAATGATACTGTTAATGCAGATCCACCCGCATGCATAGTATCTACAACTCCACCACTATTATCGCCTGGATATATAAACGAGTGACCAGCGTCTACTTTAATTGCAAACTCTGTACTGTCTTCATCTCTAAATGTTAATGTAATGTGGTTAGTTGAATCTAAATTTGTAATTCTAATATATCTAACATCATCTTCATCAAATTGACCTGCTAAATAACTTTTTGATAAATCTGTTGAAGAAGCTGTGGCAAAACCTAACAAACCTGTTTCAGTAGTTGAAATGGTAACTATTCTTTTAACAATTTCATTAACACTTGAAATATCTAATGATCTTTCGCTATTATAACTATTGTTGTTTAATGTGATTTCTTCTATTACTTTTACTGTTAGTGTTGCCATATTCTATTCCTTACGGTGTCTGTTGAGGAACTGGTATACGAGGTTCTCCATCTGTATAGTCATCTCTTCTTCTTCTACCTAATTGTTCCCCACCAAACTTTTGTATTTCAGTTTGATATTTTTGTTCGTATAATTGTAGCATATCCATTGGACCTTTTAAATAGCTAAATGCTTCTACCAAACATGCATATAAAAGTCCATTTCCAA